CCTCAACCCATGGCTGGACATTAGGCTATATGAGTAGGCGAACTGCAAAAGAGAACCCCACGCCGAGGCACCTCGCCGATATCGCAAGGATGTCTGATCTTGTAGATCTACTGAGGAAGCTCGGCGTCACTGATCGGCGACTGTTGAATAAAGAAGGGTGGGTGGAGATAGCACTGAATGATAGCCATTCGAAGGCGGAGATCAGGGATCCGAGTGCTCATCCGCCCACGCTTTCTCGTTGGCTCTTCTGGTGAAGCGACCAGCAACACTCTCAAGAGTGAGTTGATACACGACATCGTGTTGGTGAGAGATACGCTTGCTTATGCCGCTGACGATGCCAAGCTTCTCAAGAAGCTCCATGAGGTCAGATAGGTCGTTGAACACTTTCTCAGCCAAGAAAGCGTGGTGATATCTCTTAGCGACCACCGTCGTCCCTCCAGCGAATAATTGCGTCTTCAAATTTTGCCATCATGATGCCGACGCCAGGACCTGGTACCGGTACACCGAGCTTGCGCAATAGGGTGTAGAGCTCATTGAAGTCACTTATGATGTCGAGTTTTCTTCGCTTCTGGGTGGTTCGATTAAAATTCATGGTAGTCTACCGCCTTGCCATTTATGTAGAAAGGATTGCTCATGCCGGTGTGCCTCTCACATGCATCGATAAACGATACATACAGGATTCTTCGCATCATGCCGTCAGCATTCACTGTATCAACGCCGAGTCTATAGAGTAGATACTCCATCTTCAGCCAACTTTCTTTAGCGTTTATCATAGCGCACATATAAACCATAGCTGTTTCGTATTAAGTCGAGTCGTTCTTGTTCTATCACACGCAGTCTTATCAAGATGAAAAAGATGTGCCAGCATGTATTATTGAAGCCTTCGCCAATATACACATACTGTTTGTTAGTGCTCTTATCTTTCAAGTACACCAATTCCATCATCGGCATCTCTCTGCATCACTCTTAGTTTCACTATATTCTTATACACATCTGAGCTATTCACCACACGGAGTTTCCACAGGAGTTTGATGAGTCGCATTAAGCTGATTAAGTTGTACTGGTGCATGGAGGGGGCCCCCTTTCGACCCTAGCGGGTTACATGTTTACAAACCATCTCAAGAGCAAACATCTCAACATCTCTCTTATCTAAGAAGCCACAGTGTTCTTCTGGAAGAAGCATATTCAAAAGTTCAAGCATGTCAGCTAAAAGTTGAGCCTTAAGGTGAATACCCTGAATATTTACTCTGTGCGTTTTAACGTTTGTCACTGCGAGAAGGATCCTTATAATATTTGTCCACTAGGAAGTGGGCGAGCATCTGGCTGTTAAACTGTGCCGAGATGGGGTTTGTCATCGCGCGCACATCATCCACTATCCTTAATCTAATCAGTAGATCAAACATTGCCGACAATCTCTGGGAGCGCTGAGCATTCTTGAATTTGTGGGTCTGCTCTTTCCTTATTCGCTCCATATCGAGCATACTTTTAATAAAAGTCATAATCCCTACTTCTTCTACTCTTTGGGTCCATGAAGATGTGAGGGTTGCCTCTCAGATAGTCTGCAGCAAACACTGTCATCTTGTGTGCACCGATGTCGTAGTTTACCGGAGCAATAACGTTATGTATGACGCCTAGCTTAAATAGCACACACATGAGGTGCATCACTAAGACGCTATCATAGCCATCACAGTAGTTGTTCTCTAGTTTAACGCATCTCACCACGTCCACAATATCTCTCCCACACTGTTATCGTTATTCGACCGGGAAGTCTTCTCTCGTACACCTTCAGCTTTCTTAATAGACGTAGCATTTCCAGGAATGGTCTTGGATTCAAACACACCTCTCTTCCAGTTCTCTACGCACCTTCTAATATCTCCAGTGACAATATGTAGGTCATCATCAAATACCCCGAGTCGCTTTAGAAGAATGAGTAGGCGCGCTAATTTTTTAGCCGCCCTCTCTGTGCTGTCTACTCTATGCGTAGCCATCTCGGTATAATCCTATTTATAACTTAGTGTCAGATTCGAAGCTAATTAAGTCGGAGTAATTCTAACTTAGTTAATATCTAGCATCAGATCAATTCTTGCAAGAGCATCTGCCGCCATCTCGTATCTCTCTTTTCTTGTTGGCCTACTCTTCTTATTCAGAAATTCAGGGAGACATCTCAGTCTAAACGGACAGTTATCACATAGCGAATTGGTGAGGCAATCGCCCTCCTTTTCCACTATCTTTATAAGTATCTTCTTATATCTGTCTTCCAAACCAACTACTCCACTGTATAATACAGGCAAGAGGATCCATTTTTAATCGAATCGGATTACAATCTTTGTTTATTTTACATTGGGATACAATGTATAGGTAACATAGCGCACAGGAATACAATGGCGAATGATAATGACAACTGTGGCCCAACTGGCTTACCATTGAGTGGTAGCACCCCGACCGGTTCCGGTTTTGGTGGCGGTGGCTCTGCGGGTAGCGGTTCAATATATCCAACCTCTCCTACCTCAACACAGTCCCCGTTGCCGCTCTTTATTCCAGACCCAAGTATCAAGGGTGTATCATTTGATCAGTTGCTGCAGAATAGGGGTATTCGCTTCATTCATAAGAAAGCAACACCCTGTCCAAATATAGAAACCGTGTTCGACAACAACCATAACCCAAATTGTCCGCTCTGTGAGGATGGTCTTCTCTTCTACACAGAAAAAGAGATATGGGGTGTATTCTATAGTAATTCTTTAGAAAAGAACTTTGAATATCAGGGCTTATGGGAAGTTGGTTCTGCAGTAGTCACTCTACCGACAGAGTATCCCGATGGAACTCAAGCAGAATTCAATACTTACGACCAACTAATTATCCCTGACTTTAAAGTACGCATGTGGGAGCTAAAAGAATATAGACCCACAGCCAACAATCAGCAACAGTTTAGATATCCTGTGTTTGATATTGAATATGTCGCCTCGGCGGTTGATGATGCCCTAGTAGTATATCAGAAGGGTGTGAATTTCAATATTGTTAACGGCAATATAGAGTGGATACCTGGGCAAACGCCGGCCTTTAATGTGACAGAGAATAAAGGTGACGTATATGTCATCCAGTATTATGCAAATCCGGTATATAACGTATTACAGCACCTGAGAGAATTGAGAATCACTCAAGAGATGAATCTGCAGGGGCAAAAAGTAGCTAAGCGCTTGCCACAACAAGTATTAGTGCGCAGAGACTTCCTGCGCAACAAAGCAAGACAAGAGGAAGAGCGTGGCCCGTAAGTTAAGTTATAATATGTACTGTACAGAGTTGACAGTGATAAGTTGGAGACTCAGCTAGATGCCAGCTGCGGTAAGCAAAAGACAATATCGTTACATGATGGCTATCCTTCATGGTAAGAAGGACGGCACCTCTGCGCGAGGTGACCGTGTACCTAAGTCTGTTGCAGGCAAATATGCCGGTAGTGGTAAATCACCAGGAGATAGTGCTCCTGAGAGCAAGGGTAAAGAACACGAAGGCGGAAAATGGAGCGAAGGCCATCACGCTAAAGATAAGAAAAAAGTAGATGCTAAAAGACTTGATCGTAAAAAGAAAAGGTCTGAAGACAGGGATAAAAAGAAAAAGCTAAACAAATCACTAGAGAATTTCCTCCTTTCTCAAGGACGGAAAGGTGCAGGTTGTTTGGTTGTAGATGATAGCGGACGCTTCTTGCTCGGCAAGCGCTCTGATAGCGGAATGTGGGCTACTCCAGGCGGCCATGTCGAAGACGATGAGTCTTTTGAAGAAGCGGCTCTTCGAGAACTTCGTGAAGAAGCAGGCATCGTGGGTAAAAACCCAAGCCCTCTTCTAGAAGGCGTGTATCGCGGCTACGACAGTAAGACTTTCCTTGTTACCTCGTTTAAGGGCAAGATCAAAAGAAACCCAGAATTCTTAGATTTAAAGTGGTTCTATATCACTGATATTCCATGGGACTCCATGGTAGACTACACCAGCGAAGCAATTGCTAAATATGTTAAGAAAGAGCTCTCTAAAAGTAGAGATGTGGCTCTTCTTGTCGCTGAAGAAGCATTGCAAAAGAATATAATCCGCTCTGGTAATGCTCCGGCTAATACTGTTTATGAGCTCACTCATGGTGATGCCCTGAGGATGGTTGGGAACGGCACTTTCAGGATGCTGCGCGAAGCTGTTAAGGATATGACGGACGAGGATTTTCGGGATATCCATGTCGACAACTACACACTACATATCCGCAAACACACCAACGATGTCTACTCTGGTCGAGTAACCGATGGACACAAGCAGGTCCATCAGTTCACAAATAAGTCACTTCCTGCTGTTGCTGCCGAACTAATGAGCGTGTTCGAGTGGTATGCTCCTGAAGATGAGAAAGAGCTTGAGATAATGGATGATTCATCTTTACCAGATGATGCTATCCATGGTGGAATCAATTCTCTTATTGAGAACTATCGCAAGCACAATATTGTTAGCATCTATGCAGAGATGGAGAACATCCGCGAAGAGATGCGTAACGGTATGGCCGTTGATCTTCAGCAAGTTGAACAGAAGATGATGAAACTGTTCGACAAACTAGAAGAAACGGTAATGGAAATAGTTGATAAGCACAACGATCTAGCTGATGAAGCAGGAGATGCTATCGACTTACTAGAATCTAAATTAAAAGAGCTACAAGCAAAAATAGACGAGGTTGGTCGCCAACCTGTTTCCGTCGACGCCTACTCTGGTTCACCGCGCAACGATAAGAAAGTGCACGAAGAGTTCTACAACTACTTACCAAGACCTGAAGTAATCATCTCTCCAGATGGAAATATACGCATTACGTTTGGAGCAGAGTGGACTCCAATGGAGAGGAAGAACTTTCTTCAGGATATGCGTGCAAGGGCAATCAAGCGCGGAGGACACTAAATGAGTGTCCAGCTTGAAGTAGAAAGACTCCGATTTTCCTTATCGAGAAGTCAACTCCCAAACAGTGATATACAAAACATCTGTGATGCTGCGACTGGCGATATCAACGAGATATTGCTAGATATCGTATCTAATGCGGTAAGCGAAGCAATCGACTACGCATTAGAGATAGGCGCAAATGACTTCGTCGACGATATCCAAGTACTCCCTGATGCAGACGGTCTATATAGAATATCTACTCACTCTGGTACACTAGACTATTCTAAAGAATCAGAACAGATGCTGCCAAAGCTATTGAATAATGCTAAGACCAGCAAAGATGGACACAAGTACAAGGTTATACCTATCCCTAAAAAGGAGATCAAGGTAGAACATAGTATGTTTAGTGTTTTACAGGCAAGACAGGATGCTATGGATGAAGCTCGTGCCGCTCTTAGGCAACAGGCTGCAAATCGGAAACTTGGGATTACTGAAGCTCTAAGAACCAACCTATCTCAACAGGTTTCTGCAGCGCACACTTCACGAGGAACTTCTAAGGGAAACGCGGGTGGAGTGGAGTTTAAGACGGCCTCAGATAAGCAAGATCCATCGAAGTCTTGGGTCATACCAGAGAAAGATGCTGATATGACTGATTATATTCATGGGTTAAATAGAAGGATGACCGATACTGCAAGAGATGCAATAGAAGAGCTGATTCAGTCCTATTACACCTCTTATATGGAGTAACAAATGGCACATGTAATACCACAAGTAGCTCTACATAGGATAATTTGGCAAGGTATTCAGATACTTAAACAAAACCCTAATGTACTTGATGACATATTTAGATACTACACGGTTGACCCAATCAACCGGGACTTTGGTCAGAAGTATATTGAGAATGTCAAGAAGTGGTTTGTTCAGACAGAGATCCCCGTAGTCCAAGCCTGGTCAATCAACCCACAGCAGGCGCCACAGATAGCTATCCGACTTTCTTCAGAGCAAGAGGACGAGAGTAAGGCTGCTATAGGCGACCATTGGGACATGGGTGACGATGGCGATATCGGTGTTAATACCTTCGTTGTAAATTTAGATGTACTCATCATGTCCTCTAAGAACGGTGATGAAACTCTCTGGCTGTATTACATAGTTAACTACATTCTCTTTAAGAGAAAGCGTCAGGCTGAGGCATTAGGTCTGCAATTGTCGACATTTAGCGCTACAGATAATGCTCGCGATTTAGCTAAAATGGCTGATAATATCTGGGTTAGGACTATAAGATATCGCTGCTTAACTCAAAATTTCTGGGATGCCGAACCATACCTAGATATCGGAGATATAGAAGTAGACCTTATTGCCAGCAATGTTAATGATGAAGAAGTCGACCTTTAATTAAGTAGTATAGCAAGATATCATAGAACATGGAGACAAACTATGAGTGAGAAAAATCTTAAACGCAAGATCAAAGAGATGGAAGATGCAAAACGGGAACAGAATCCGCAACCTGCGTCTCCTGATGAACGTCAAAGCTTTGACCACTGGTGGATCATGCTCAATAAGCGCATGTCTCTCAGGCCTCACCTGAAAGAGATCATCTGGGCAGATTTTAATGCTCGAGGATTAAAGAAGGAAGAGCCGGTTACTAAGTACGATGAAGGTTTGAAGCTTTTTGGACTTTAACACATATTAGGTTAGTCAATGTGCTATAATATGAATGCTAACTTGAAATTATCAGGAGGCCAACAAAATGGCAATTAATGTATCATTCAACGGCGCTACAATATTCAAGCCCGGTTCGTACTCTAAGACGAATATCGATCTAGGCGGTGGGTTTCCACTTGGTCCTGCTGGTCTTATTGCTGTCTTAGGTGAAGCCGATGCCGGAACACCAGGCGCTCAAGAAGTCAATATCGCTAACAACCGTTTCTCAGCAGATCAGATCTCATCGATCCGCACTAAATACAGAAGCGGCCCAATCGCTGACAGCGCAAGCATGCTCTTCGCTCCTGCGGCTGATGCAGCGATTCCATCTGGTGCACAGACTGTTTGGTTCTACAAGACCAACGCATCTACTCGTGCTTCGCTAGCTCTTGCAACAGCATACGCTACTGCTCAAGCTCTTGAATGGGGCGTTGGCGGCAATAAAGTATCTGTTAAGAATGTCCTTGTTTCTGAAACTCCGGCCTCAGCTGCTTCAGCTGCTCCATTCGATGAATCACTAGTAAGCGCAGGAAGCTTTACTGCTCGCGTAAATGGTGGCGCATCTGTTTCTGTTGCAGTAGCTGGAACATATGCTAGCCAAGCAGCTTTTGCTGCTGACGTAGCATCGTGGTCAGTTGCAGGTCTTACTTTTACAGCCGGTGGAACAACTGGTGCTTCTACGCTAACCATCGCAATGGCTGCTGCTCCTACACAACATCAAGAAGGTTGGGGACGCAGTTTTGAACTCGTCGATGGAACAGGTACTCCTCTTGCAGATATGGGTCTAACCGCCGGCTTGAAAAAACCAGCTGTTGAGCCAAGCGCAACAATTACCCTAAATCAACTTCGCGATGGCGTTTCTGAGAGCGATTCACTCGGTGGAAACGTTGTTCTAGAACTTGGACACGATGGCTCAGGTGGTGCAACAAGCGCATCTGTTAGCATTGGCGCAAGCGACATCACTCTTACGACCAGTCTCGGTTCACAAACTCTTCCTAAAGCAGGATTTGCTACGCTTAAGGATTTGGTTGATGAAGTTAATCTTGCTTCGTACGGCGGATGGAGTGCTTCTCTTTCGAACTCACTCTACAACCAACTATCTCCTAGTGATCTAGATCAGGTTTCTGCTGTTGGCGCTCTGTCTCCATCTGGAGCAAAGCCTGCACGCATTAAGAAAGATGCTTCTGATGTAGCAGACTTCTTCAGTCTCAGCTCTATGGCCTCACTTGAGAACCAAGTTGCTAAAGGTCTTCCAGACGCTCTACCAGAAACTCTACTCACTGGTGGCGCACGCGGTGCAACCACCTCTGCGGATATCGTTGCAGCTCTTGAGAAATTCGAGAAGTTCCATGTTAACGCAATTGTTCCTCTGTTCTCTCGTGATGCAGCGGATGATATAGCTGATAGCCTAACCGATTCTTTGTCTACATACACGATTGATGCGATTCACCAAGCCGTGAAGACACACATCTCTCTAATGAAGACTACCAAGAGGCGTTCTGAGCGTCAAGGATATCTCTCCCTGAAAGATAGCTATGCTAACTGCAAAACCAAAGCAGGAGATCTAGCTGACGGTCGTCTACAGTTGCTAATCCAAGATGTTCGTCAAACCGATGTTTCTGGTGTTATTAAGTGGTTCCAACCTTGGGCACTGTCGTGCTTGATGGCTGGCGCTCGTGGCGGTGCACCTATCGGTGAACCAATGACATTTAAGTTCTTGAACTGCTCTGGTATCCGCCAGACTGCACAGGCGATGTCAACCCCAGATGCAAACATTGTTGTAGATTTTGACCCAGATCTTCAGACTGACGATGCGATCCAGTCGGGCCTCACCTTCCTCGAAAATCCACAAACTGGTGGATTCCGAGTTGTAGTTGATAACACCACCTATGGTCGTGACGGAAACTTCGTATGGAACCGCGGTAATGTTATCTATGCAGCGGACATCGTTGCATTCAACTTCCGCAACTCTCTCGAAGCAGTGTTCGTAGGTAAGAAGAATACGGTCTCCGTAGCTGATATTGCTGGTGTAGCTAGCACAGTCTTGAATGGCTTCCTAACCCAAGGCATCACGGTGAGCACACCTGACGCTCCTCAAGGGTTTAAGAACCTAGTAGTTCGCCTACAAGGCAACACTATCTATGTCGAAGTAACCATCAAGATCGTCGAAGGTATCGATTTCGTCCTAAGCGAAATCACTATCCAGCGAGCTACCGCCTAAGTAGTTAATTAAAATAAGGCCCTACTAGTTAAGTCTAGTGGGGCCTTATTTTTTATCTATTTCTGTGATAATATTAAGCTTGAGCCGTTGTGGCTTAAAAAAATGTCTAGGTAAGGTGAACCGCAACACCAATTAGGAGATTAGGACATGGCAGTAGGAATGAAACCAGGATTTGTGTCAGGCGCGAACGCGCGGGTTAAGCTCGACGGTAAAACGTTGGCTTACTGCACGGATCTAAATTACACAGTAGATATGGCTACTGTACCAATCGAGGCTATCGGCTCATATGAAGTTAAAGCATATGAACCTATCGCATATAGCGTAAACGGATCGTTCTCAGTTATCCGTTACACCAAAGTTATCAAGCCTGCCAGCGGTAGTGCAAATGGTAACCCAGCAGATGAACTAGGCGGTGACAACCGAGTTGGAACCCAATTAGATCCAGGTCGCGTATTGTCTTCTTCAACGTTTGATATGGAGATCTTCCAATCAACATCTGCAACCGCAAGCGACACGACTGAGACCAATCAGAATAGCTTGTTCAAGATTCACGACTGCCGCGTTACTCGGCGCACCTCTGCGCTAAGCAAACGTGGGGTTATGGTTGACTCTTATGCGTTTGTTGGTATCTTGGCTGGTGACACCGATTCCGGTGTAGCAGTTGATGTATCGACCAGCGGATCTAAGTTAACTGACCTCTCCTAATTAGGAGAAGTTAATGGCTGGTAAAACTCCATTCTTCTTAACTGGTGGCAATGCCCGGATTTTGCTTAACGGCAAGACCGTGGCATATGCTACCAATGTTACTTATAGAGTCTCCGCCAAGAATGCTGCACCTAGGGTATTAGGGAGATTTGAGGTAGAAGTAGTCCAGCCTCTTTCCTATGATGTAACTGGAACCCTGTCGATTATTAGATATGGAAGAGGTTTGCAAGGTTATTTCAGCAACCACTCTCCAGATAATGTCAACAACAAGGGTAACGGTATAGGAAGTTATGGCATGGCGTCATTCGGTGGAGCCATCGGATCAGCGCTAGGTCTTCCATCTTCTGATGGTCAATTTGATGGAGCTCCAAACGAAAACTTCAATCCTTCACGCATGTTTCAATCTAAGATGTTTGATATTGAAATTCGTCAACAAATACCATCACCGGGTGAATTAGGTAAAAGTAAGAATTGGAACCCTAAAAATGTGGGTCAGGCACTACAAGATTTTGGACAATCAGTGCTAGATGCAATCGATGATGGTCTTGTGCCTGACACCAGCGGCGCAGGTAAAAATGAGACGCCTGTAGTTGTATTACGCGACTGTAGATTTGAGGAAATGGATTTTCAGCTTAATAAGCGCGGAGTAGCCACACTCAATCTAACCTTTAGAGCACGATACGCAGATGATGATAGCTTTACTGCTCGTAAATCTGGCGTAGGTCAGGAATTGAGTTAATGTCTAAGATAAAGAACGCAATTACAGAGAATGGGACTCTTTCTGGAGTAGTTTCTGGATTAGCAGACAATCTAGTAAAGAGTGCTGTAGGTGCTATATCTCCATTAAACAACTTCGGTCGCTACATGACCGGAGCACGTGCTATCATCAAAGTAAATGATAAATTGTTTGGTTTTGCGTTTGGGGTAAACTACTCCATAAACACAGAATATCAAGAAAATAACACAATCGACGACTATGTAGCATATGAGCTTATGCCTACCCGCATATCTGTAAATGGAACACTCTCCATGTTTCATGTTCCTGGTAAAGGACCAACTGCAGAAGACCAGCTTGTACAAGCAAACGTATTGTCATTCTTGATGCACAAATATATCACCATTGAAATCAGCGATCAGATGACTGGGCAGGTTATTTTTAAGACCAATAAAGCAGTTATCACTAGTAAACAGCAAAGTCTACAAGCCGGTGAGTTATCAACCATCCAGCTTTCTTGGAAAGCCCTTGGCTGGGTAGATGAACTAGGCGTTCCATACACTCCGGGCGGCGGAGATGGTGAGAAGACTGGCTTAGCTGGCCTTGCTGATAGCTTCACCAAGCTCTTTTAATCACAACCTTTACAATAATTAGGTATAATGCGACTGTGTATTAAACTCTAAGGAGATTTGAATGTACGGAGCACTACCTAAAAACGAACGAACCTTCACTATTAGCCTAGAGGGCGATACCACTGGCGAGAAGTTCGAAGGACAATTTGTTACCAAATGCGTTCTTAATATGGCTGAAAAGCATAGTAAAGAACTAGAAAAGACCAGGATGATGGCCGATTATGCTAATCCATCTGGTAGCTTAGCTGGCATCGCTGAAATTCTTTCTACCATTCGAGCAAAACTTGTTAAATGGCCGGATTGGTGGGCAAACCTCGATTTTGGTAGCAAGATTCTAGATGAGAATGTTGTAATCGCCATCTATGACGAAATTCAGAACCTAGAGAATGAGTGGAGATCAGAGATCCGCAAGAAGGTTACTGATTCTAAAGAGAAAGAAACCCCTTCGGGAAACGGGTAGACGGAGAGCGGCCTCAGTCGACCTCCGTCTTTGCAGACATACAAGCCCTCGCCGCAAAAGACGCCAGAACCCTAACTGGCGAACGTGAATACCATTTATATCTAATACGCTGGTGGTGTGAGTACTGGAAACGTCCTATGAAGGATCCAGTACTCTTATCCTATTCCTTTGAAGAACTTCTATATGAATTCCAGAGTGTTAAGGAGCATAAGAAAGCTCAAGTTGAACAAGCTGAACAAGAAAATGATAAGATAGAGGAAGAGAAGGAGAAGGCTAACGAGGATTGGGCGGCCCAACTTGAAGCTGAGGAAGCTGCAGCTGAAGCTGCGGCGGAAGCCGAAGCTGCTGCAAAAATGAAACAAGATCCGTCTAAGGACCCTGCTAATATAAAGTGGATGGAAGAGCAGATAGCTCTAAATAAAGAGCAGTTCGGTGAAGATTTTGGGGAAGATTTGAGCCTGGATTTCAACCAGCCGATTAAAACGGAAGAGTAGACATGGCAGATAAAAAAGATAAGAGTCTGATATCAAGCAGAGGCGAGGAGATCCTAAGGGTTCGTCGCGAGAAGCTTGGCATGCAATCTGCGGGCGAAACCCGAGACCGCATGAAGATCGCCGGTAAAGAGCTTGAGCTCGAACGCACGATGGCAGACCAGACAATAGATAATCAAGAGCGCCTATTGCGCGTCTCTGCAATTCAGGCTGAGATAGAGGCTGCCAGACAGAGGATCGGTGAACGTGGTCCTCGCTCTATCGGTATTGAGAGTGCGTTTCAGACAAGTATCCGTACTGCCACAGGAAGTCGAGCTACTAAAGAAGATATCTCACGTTACCAGCACTCTTCTGCATATACTGGTCCAGCAATTGCTCTAGCATCTAGTCAATCCACTAGTGCAATCGAGAGACAGGTTCAAAAAAGCCAACTAGAACTCGGTCGACAAGATGAGCGCATTCGCGAAGCCGCTGCAAACCTAACTCCTGGTGGTAGCGACAAACATCTACAGCACATGATTCGCAATCGCGAAGGAATGTTGCGTGAGATTGGTATTGGTCAAGCTGCTATACATGAACAGCGCAAGATGGGGATCGATACCCGAAGCCAATATCACTCGACTAGAGAGTTTGCTGAAAAAACCAGTAGAGCTCTTGGCGAACGCGATATTAAGAATCTTGCTAAATCTGGCGGAATTAGTCTAGATGCCGACAAGCAGCTAGAGACTGCACAGAGAAAAATGATAGCAGCTTTTGAAGCATTTGATAAAGCACTAAAAACAGGTGCAGAAAATGTAGATGAACTAGGTAAGGCTGCCAGTGCTGCAAAGCAAGACGTAGAGCAAAAAGCAAGTGCAGCAAAAGCGCTACAACAAGCAGGTATGGGATCTAAAGCAGACATACTTAGCACTATAGGAACTGGGTTGCAGGTTGGCGGGGCTATCGTTAACGCAGGCGGAGATATGTACCGCCAATGGACGTCAGAAAAAGCGCTAGGAACAACTAGGCTTAATACCGGCGTTATAAACCTAGCAAATCAACGATATGATGATGCACGTGCTGCAGCTAGTGGCGATGCTGCTGCCATACTCAGATTGAGGTCAAATTCCTGGGGAAAATCCATGGAATTTGGAAAAGAAGTAAGTAAAGACGAGACTCGCGCCGCAACTGCAAATATGGTTGGTTCAGGCATGACTGCGGCTGGGTCGCTAATTAAAGGCGGCGTTGCTGGAGCTGCCACTGGTGCTGCAATTGGATCGCTGTTCGGCGGAATTGGTGCAGTACCTGGCGCTCTTATTGGTGGAACAATTGGAGCTATTGGCGGCGGACTTAGTGCAGCAGCCGGCGGAATAACGCAGACTAGTGGGCAAATTGCTAGGTTATCCAGTGATCAGGTGCAGACATCAGCTTTTCTTGAAGGTGAACAAGCCAAAAGACAAGAACAAGATGCTAAAAACTACATGAAGGCGCAAGTACTTCAGAAGGCGATGGACTTCACACGCCAATCCTGGAGAGCATCTTCTGGGGCAGGGAGTGATCGGGCTGGTATACTCGGTGAAGTTCGCGATGTCGGCTTCCAAAAAAACCTAGCTAAGAAATATGGGATCAATCTAGAGGAAAGCGCTGGATTGATGGCTGCTGGTATAGGTAATATAGGTGGAAACTTCGCTGCTTCAGATATAACTAGTGCTGGAATGTTTGCTAAAGCAGGTTTTGGCTCTTCTGAGCAATATATGTCTCTACGTGGACAAATGTCTGCTGCCGGCGGTGGAACCAAGGATAACTTAGAAACGATACTCAGAAACGCTGTCGCAGCAGGCATGGATTCATCTAAGAATGTTGCAGATATGGTTCGTACCATGAGCAGCGTTGCTGCAAGGACCTCTGCAGGTGGTGTGTCTACGTTCGGTGGAGCAGCGGCAGCTACAGCGAGAAGCATCGAGGCACTCACATCTCAAGGTGTGGATAAAAATCTAGCAGCTAGCGCTGCTGGATTGACAGCTGCTACTTCCGATGACATTCTGCGTAAAAGGAATATAGATATCCCTAGCATGGTGCAGTCCGCACAGATGCTAGAGAAGTTTGGACTTAAACCTGGAAGTGTTGCTGGTGAAGCAGCATCAAAACTTCAGGCACCACAAGCAGAAGCCCTATTAAAGGTGTTGCAAGATCCTAATGCAACAGAAGAACAGAAACAGAAGGCGATTGATCAGGCTGGTCAGGGACTGTGGTTGAAGGGCGGCGATAAAGATGCAGCTCAAAAAATTAAAGATCTAAGCAAGATAAACCTTAAAAAGGTATATACAGAGAAATATCAAGCATTTGGTTGGAGCAAGGATGACTACAACCTAATGATGAAGAATATAGATAATCCGGATTCTCTATCTAAAACAGAGAAAGCTAGAGTTGAGTCATTTACTCGAGCAGCAGATCAGGCGCTTCGTGGTTTTACTGAGTCACATGAGAGCTATTCAGCGTACGGTGATGTGGGTAAAAAAGCCGGAGAATCCAGCTCTACGTACGGCGGTAGAAGAGGCGGAGGAAAAGGTGGAAAATTTACCTCCATGGAAGATTTCATAATACAAGAAGAAGGTGTTAGAAATAACGTCTATAAAGATATAGCAGGCAACGATACTGTTGGAGTAGGTCATCTACTAAAACCAGGTGAAAGTAGAGCACCGCGCACTGATAAAGAAGTAAAAGATCTTCTTAAAAAAGATTTAGCGTCCCACCAAACCTGGAGACAAAGCCTAAAATCGGGTGTACAGCTCACACCTCAGCAAGAGACAGCTCTTACATCACTTGAATTTAATGTTGGCGGTGGAAAACTTGGATCCATTATGGACAAGATAAATTCTGGAGACATGAGTGGTGCGGCAGATAAGTTTTTAGAGTTTAATAAAGTTGGTGGACAGTTTAATAAAGCAATTTATGGCCGTAGAACACGCGAGCGAGAGCTATTCCTTAGTAAGGAAGATAGTGCGGCGAACACAGATGCCGGTGCAGGCATGGATTCTGCTAGTGCGCAGGGCGACGTGACCCAGTATGCTGCTGGTCTAAAAGATATGAATGCAAATCTTGCAAACATTATCAAGACCATGGAAAAAGAGGCCACCAATCTCGATCCTAAGAACTTTGCTAAAATAGTTGAGGGTTCTGCTGGCACACTAGATAAGAGTGTTGAAAGATTGGCCCGTACAGTTGATGCTCTCAATTTAAAGCTACAGGGCGATACGAAGGGCGCTTCTGGAATAATTCAAGACTTGAAGAGCAATGCAAACCCTAACCAGAACAAGCCAGGAGGAGTTACTCCTCCTGCGGGTAAAACATAAGGTGTATTCAGTAGATGGTAATAAGGAACACAGATGAAGTCTAGAATAGTTACACCTCACGCAGCTGTTCTAATCTGGAACTACGATGACCGGGTCAACGCAGATGGCGGAAAAGACGATCTGCATAAAGTTGAACAGGTTATCATAGGTACGTCTTCTGTTGTTTCGATATCAACTGCTAAAAGAAAGTCATCTCCAGCAGGATCGTTTGAGATACGTCTAGCACCTCGTTTTAACTGGGTCACTAGAATAACTCCAGGCAGCTGGTGCGCGATAATGATGTCACAAGACCCTCTGCCCAACATGTCTAAGAATAACGTTGGAACCGCTAAGCCAGAAAGCTTCAAGATGCTTGGCCGCATAGATTCTGTGCGGGGTGTTGTAGACGTAAATCAAGAAACGGGCGCTAGAAGTACCGCATTTGTTATCACTGGTCAAGACTGGGGAAGTGTTTTCGAGAGCGTCCTATATATTGATCAAGGGGTTGCAGAGAATGTATTTAAGGGTAGTGCCATTGCTCAGGCATATGGCGTACTTGGATTAAATATGTTTAAAAGCTTTTCCGATAAAAAACAACTTCCAACTTCATCAGATTTAATCAACGCGATAATGAACTTGTGGGGACTTGGAGCAGGTACTGCTATATCCAATGGCGAAGAAATAATAAAAGAAGCCTCAAAACTTGTAAGCAGCCAACTACTCCTATCTACAAAAACGCAGTTTCAGCTTCCATATGAAGTTGCCAATTACATGAGCCAAGGTCAGACAGTTTTAGGGCAGCCTATACCAGGGACTACTGCTGTTAATTTTAGTACGATAATACAAAGGGAACATGGCAGACTAACCAGCTACGATGATCCTAAGAAAACCAATCTTCACTATACTGAAGTCAAAGATTCGTACGGCATCCCTTCACCATCTCAGTTTTTGGGTGCACACACTTTATGGCAATTGCTGAGCGATAATTGTAACAGTGTGCTATACGAGTTGGTCAATGATATACGCTGGGATGGTAGTGGAAAACCCAAATTTGTCCTTTATCATAGGATCAAACCTTTTGTCACAAGAGATACCTTTATGGTATCCTATACTGCTGCAGGCGACACGGATGCCTTAGCTGCTAAGTCTACAGTAGATTCACTTGTGTCTCCGTTTAAGAATGTTAGACGAATCAATATCCCTCTCAATGATGTTGTTAATATTAACTTTGGAACCAACTGGCGAGACAAGATAAACTTCATCGAAGTAAGAGCAAACACGCAGCTCCTACAAGAAGTACAAGGTCTACAGGCTAAATTAGACGGACAGACGCTAGATAGAAAAGGATACGAGCGTGATGGTTTTAAGCCGCACTTCGCTTCCTCTGCATTTCTGCCGATCGAGGATGACTCTAGTCTTGCTATGACCAAGTTATCTCATTGGAAGCTCTTATTAAGAGAGTGGTACTTTAATACTCACATGATGCTAAATGGATCTGTAACTTTTGTTGGGCAAAATCAATATATACAGGTTGGCGACAACATCATGATAGATAGCAAGGTGTTGGGCGATGCTCCGCTAAATGCGGGCCAAAAGTCTTACAACGGAGCGGAAAAGAACACCTTCCTACTTGCGCATGTAGAAAATATTATGCACAACTTCTCTGTCAACCAGGAAACTGGTGCGCGGACTTTCTCTACGACAGTGCAGTTTGTTCGTGGAATATTAGCTGATAGTAGCGGTAAGACGATAGCTTTCGGTGCACCAGCTCCTCTAGAGACCGGGGCAATCGACAAATCTGCGACACCTCTATCCCCGGTAGATGAGAGAAATAAGAACACATTTGGCACATCCGTCGCTTCTGATCCCGACGATCAGAAATTAGGAAAGAATGGGTTGGTGTAATGGACTACATAGTTAGAGATAGTTCAGTATTGCCCGATATGCGCTCTATTGCTGCAACCTTGGAGCAAGACACCTCTATTCGTGTCGGCATTATTCGAGAAGAGCAGGAGACAAAGACTGGAACTATATATGTAGTTGAAGTATTGATTGATGGAAAGATGGTGTTAGTAGGCTGTGTGCCCATGGTTAGATTCGGTGGTGCACATAATTTTGAAGAATACAAGATGAGAGGCTGGTTAGCAACAGCTGCAGGAGCACTTTCGCCGACAGCTGGTGCTCAATATAAGGCGCGGTCAGGCGATGTCGTTGTCATTGCCTATCTCAATGGTAAATCTAGGGAAGGTGTTATCCTTGGTGGATTAAACCACAACTCTAGAAAACCAAAGCTTGAGATGGGGACAATAGGGTATCTCTCTGAGTTTAATGGCCTAGAGACAAGCATCAAGGATGACGGAAGCTATAAGGTTACTTTTAAGGGATATGCCCCGACTAATGACGCTGCGCTGAAACTACCTCCAACAGGCGTAGACGTGCTTCCTCCTGTATACAACCCATTAACCGGCGGCTCATACTATGGCTTCAATAGCGGCGGTAGTTTTATAGCATCTGATGGAAGTCAGACTATAAAAATCTACAAGAATATAGCCACTGGCTCCATCATACTTAAATCAGGGTCTTCTCAGATAGAGCTTGGCGGAAACCCGGCTATTGGTAATTTTAGTGTTCAATCTGGAAAAGGCGTTATGGATTTCCAGACCACTGCCTCTATCAAATCTACTGTTGGCTTAGCTCTACAATCATTACAGGTTAGTATTAAAGGAACGCAAGTTGCTATAGGTAATGATCAATTTGAGCTTTTTGATGGACTTATTCAGCTAATTGATGCACTTGGAAGTCTGGTTGTTACTAGTCCGGTCGGTACCTGTACCCCATTAATGTCCGCTCCAACTTGGGCAGCTCAGGTGCTTCCCTTAAAGATTAAATTATCGTTAGTGAAAGGCTCTCTAAAAGACGCTGATTCCTTTAGTCTTTCTGGGGATGACGATGCTGCTATTGAGAGTAATGGTTAGTTTTACAGTTCATACTATATAATATGAACAGGAGATTTTTACGATGCCTGGTATTAACGACTTAAACCTTCCGTTGTTGAACAACAACAATAATAACGATGAGCCCTACAAAATAGAGCCCAATCGATGGTACAAGTCGTATCCATATGGATTTGCCTTTTGGTCATCTCTGGCTAAACCAGGTGACCCAGCTACAGAAACATTCTGGCTACCCATCTCGCCCCGAGATATTAATGTAACCACGCATTACGCAACCAACGTAATCACCACTCTGTACGGGATCATTGAAGAGCATTCTGAGGTTAGGTACTACGATATAGTGATACAGGGAAATACGGGTATTGCACCCAAGTATACTGTCCCATTCTATAAGGGACCGGCTGATGGCGGACCTGGTTCGGCCGGAAAAGTGCCAGGAGCTGGACTCCCTGATCCGAGTGCGCCTGGGGCTCCTTCGCAAGGTAGAGCCTCTTTTCCTCCTCAAGGAGGAATCAGTCTAGGCGGCTTTCTTCCTGAAGTCACAAATACAATTAATGCTGCCGCAAATCTTGTTAAAGCCATCGCTGGTGGACCAGGCGCCAATGAGACAGGTATCAAGCCTGAACAGAGTGGATATTATGCATTCCACAACTTTTATAAGTTTCTGCTTCGCTATAAGATGGATACCGCGCCCGCACCAACTGACGGTAGTGTAGGCGCATCAGCGGCCATATCAAATCAGATAGGCGCTGCGCTCAGTGCTGTTGGCGCAGGGGTTAGTGGGGATTTGTTGTCCACTAAAAGAAAAGTATATCCACTGCAGTTTTTGAACTATAAAGACAATATTAAGTACGACTGTATACCAATCTCTTTTACATTAACTCGTTCCGCTGACAACCCTATGTTATATAACTACTCAATTAGACTTAGGGCATTTAATCTTCAGAACGTAAATGCTAAAGGTGTTAAAGAAACTGATCTATTAAGCCAACTCGGTTTAGGCGATCTCGGTGGCTCCTTGTTTTCTAAAATGACAAGTATAGCAGGTAATGCAAGCACGCTGTTGAGCGGTATTAAGGGATTGAAGTAATGTCCTTAGTTAGTCAAGCATTTTCAGATTTAGGAGAGTTGAGGATATGGTTCAACGACCGATCCGGCCTACCTCTTACTATGGCTGATATGCAGGAAATAATACCTCTCAGGTGGAATTATTTTAGAGATAATTGGGAGTTCATCTTAGATGGACTTAAAGAAAAGATAAAAACATATTCGTATCCAGACTTACTTGATGCGCAGATTAAGTCTTTAACAGAACTTATCCGGATTCAAAGACACGATACCAATAAGCGAATTAACCCATTCGCAAAATCCAGCATCCTGTCAGACTACTATTCAGTCTGGGAGAGTATTGAGGTGAGTAGTATTCCTCTAACAAAGGAAGAGACCACTATCGTAAATAACAAGATTAGTCGTATACGTCGATTCATAAAGACTGATTTTGTAAACATTCGTCAAAGTCTTGCCAACGGTCGTGACGAGATTGCTGATGTTATTGGTCTATCAGATATCAACTACGACACCACATTCCACAGAAGCCCAATACAGCAACTTAGAACTCCTAGTATCAAAGACATTACGGATATGCAAACATTTCAGCAATCCATAATGTCCGTAGACTATATATTATCGAACACAGGATCTTTGACGACATCGAATATAGATCCTTTTGCACTAGCAAGAGCTAATGCTAACAACCCAGAGATAAGTATCGTAACTGGATTATCTGGCCAACTAGTTCGAATGTTTTTTGGTGATAGTCTTCAGGCTCTAGCAGCACGATATTATGGAGACCCGGAGAGATGGCTAGAGATTGCAATCGCCAATGGACTTCGTCCACCATATATTGACGAAATAGGTGAAGCAATCCCTATTATCTCTAATGGTAGTGGTAGTCAACTCAATATAGCAAAAACAGATGCGAACGGTAAAGCCAACATAGATAAGTTCTATGTAAACCAGGTTGTGTTCCTGCAATCAAACGCAGTCAAGTTTCCAGACCAAAGATCTATCTTGAGTATTAAAGAAATCCCGATCTCAGGCGAGATAGTTATCGAGCTTAGTGGTAGTCCTAATCTAAGCACTTATCAGACAATAGATAGTGCATATGTTAGAGTATTTAAACCAAACACCATCAATAGTAACTTCATGGTGTTAATACCTTCACCAAGTCCGATTAAGGGTGGCTCTACTAAAGAGACGCCGTTCTTCTTAGCTTCTAAGGGCGAAGATGAAAAACGTGCTGGCGTAGATCTGTTGATAGATAATAGCAATGATCTAGTGTTTACACCATCTGGAGATTTTCAGTTAAACTATGGTTTAGCAAATGCTCTTCAGGCTATGCAGTTGAAATTTCAGTCTGAACAAGGTCAATCTGTAAGGCATCCAAACTACGGACTTCCGCTGGTTGTAGGTAGTAAAAGCAGCAACCCAGCTACCACAAAAGAGGTGCTAGTTACAGGTATAACCAATCTTGTGAGTGCCGACAGTCGTTTCTCTAGAATAGAGAAACTAGATATAACAGTTGGTCAAGGTTCTGCTATAATTTCCTTAGTAGTTAGACTGGCAGGATCTGGTTCTCTTGTGCCGATCAGCTTTACTGTTAATACTGGTTAAGGTATAAAATGGCAATAGATATCAGAAGTTATAATCAGATTCTCGGCGAAATGGTGCGAAAAATAATCGCAGACACGCCTCTTAACGACGTAAATCCTGGGTCGGTACTACTCTCTATTCTTGAAGCCGCTGCTCAAGTCGACTTTGAGAATAATGCATCTATCTTGAATGTTCTTGAACTGTTAAACATTGATGCCACCAGGAATAATGACCTTGATGCTCGGGGTGCTGACTTTGGACTAGTTAGAACTCCGGCTCAACGAGCGACCGGCTTTGTAACTATTAGTGATAGTAGTATCTCTAAGCGAAGCACCGGACTATATCAAGTCAAGACACCACCTATTGCCGGATCTACAGTCATTTATGTAAACAATGCATCAGAGTGGTCTCCAACTGGCAATCTATTTATTGGTAGGGGCACGGATAACTTTGAAGGCCCCATTCCATATACCAGCATCACCAACAACGGTTCATTTTTTACTATCGCTCTTGGATCCGCGCTACAGAAAGACCACCTCATCTCTGATGTGGTCGTAGATGCACAGGGAACAGCAGATCGCCTGATATCTGCCGGCACGGCAGTATTCATACCAGCCAACAACCAGAATCCTAGTATTGAATTTAGGACGCTCAGGGATGCTGTTATTCCTTCTGGGGAAGACACTATAGCCAATGTGAGCATAACATCTGTTCTATCAGGTTCTCAAAATAATGCTGGCATCAACACCATCACTAGCTTTACATCTACTCCATTTACTGGTGCAGTAGTCTCTAATACTTCAGCTCTATCTGACGGTAGAGATGTTGAGACTGATGACGCGTTCAGGGAGAGAATTAAGTCATATGCTAACACGCTGGCTCGCGGAACAAGCGCAGCCATCATATCTGCAATCATTGGTATCTCTGACTCTGAAGACGGCAAACAAGTAGCCTCTGCATCGATCACTGAGCCACCTGTGGTCGGCGACCCTTCGATTCTATACATCGATGATGGTAGCGGGTTTCAGCCTTCGTACACCGGTCAATCGGTTGACGTTCTCTTAAACGATGCTTCCGGTAACGAGGAATTTCTTCAGCTAGCAAACTATCCTCTACCTCGTCCTCAGGTCATCAATACTATCGATGGCCCATTCCAAATTACTGAAGGAATGCAGCTTCGCGTACTTATTGACGGTGTAGAAGAAGCAGTCACATTCACAGCTTCACAGTTCTTAAATATTGCAGCCGCAACTATCTCTGAGATAATTGTGGCTATAAATGATCAGTCAACTAGCTTTAAGGCGACTTTTACAAAGACCTCTTCCCGAATCCTTCTCTTTCCTGTAAACCATGCAGTAGAGATTATTCAGGTGTCTCCGCTTAAGGCTACGGATGACCCTCTTCTTTTTGCAAACAGCGTACTTAAGTTTCCTAATAACAAGTACTCATACATCCGCCTATATCAAAACAACACCCTGCTTAACGAAGAGCAGAAAGCTGCTACTCTACTAACTACGCCATTCTCATCTTGGAACATTATTGCCGCAGGTGATTTGGTTATATCTGTAGACGGAACCCCGCCACAAGATAGAGGCTTTAGTACTACTGATTTCGGCGGAACCCCATTCGCATCACTTGTGTTGAGTGATTGGGTTACGGCCTTCAACAATAAGTATGCTGGCATCACGGCAACCGCTACTTCTAGTGGCAGAATGCAGATAGTATCTAACAAATCAGGATCGTCTTCTTCACTCGTTATTGAGGGCGGTACTTATTTTGATAAGATGTTTAGCAATCAGGAAACATCGGCGACTGGTCAGAACTCTGACTTTCAGTTGAATAGGCAGACCGGCAATCTTCGCATCTTGACAGATATCACTGCGGGCGACTCTATCACCGCAGGTACAGATGATGCGAAGGGTAATTTCATATCTACTTCCACCATCACTGGAAACTTCAACGTATCGACAGATCCCAATGGTCGAGCAGCAGAGCTACTATTAGTAGCGGATGCAGCAAGTGTCTCCCCTCGTGCTGGTATGGGTATTGCGATCGGCAACACGATTGTCGTCAGCGATCAAGGAAGCAATGTCATGAGGCTGACCTCTGACTCCCTTGCTTCATTCGATATGGCACAGCCGCACGATTTCATATATATCGTGAGTCGCGGAGTTGGATCCTGGATCGATCCTGCCAACTGTGGACTATATAAGATTGTCGCTAAGGGCGAACACACTCTAGCAGGTACTGATTCCTATGTAGAAGTCAAGAATGTTGGAATCGTGCCTGGATCACACACCGTTCTTGCTTCTGAAGATATTCAGGTATTCAAATCCGATAAATACCCTCAGCTGTGGAAAGGCTCATTCACGGCCGTTCCAGCATCTGCAACTATACAGAATATTGTTGATACGATCAACAGCACCATCGTAAATGCTAAAGCCTCTATCTTTAAGACAAGCTCTGTAAAGATTACCTCAACTACAGAAGACAGTGGCAGTATCGCGCTACCCATCTCTACTGGTAATTCAACACTTTTATTTCCTAGCGAACAAAGTGAACAAAGTGGAAACCCATCGCATATAGCTAATAGGGTTTCTAGTAAAGACGCCATCTCATTCTTTAAGATAACTGATCCAACCGCACTTAATGCAGATGGTATTTCTGGCAAAAATGTCTGGCTAGACCGTGTTACATACGCAGATAGAACAGGAACACTTACTTCTGATGCGACGCCTGGCACAGAGGGCGTGGATACATATAGTGAACAACTACAGTCTACTGACAGCCTAAATGCGTCTGTGGTAGATTTTGATGACCTAATAAACAACCTAGATGGTAATAATAAAGGTCATTATCGCTCTATTCGAGATAAGCTATCAGGTGACGCAGTCGGAACACAGCATGCCCTACCTCGCACACTGATGGACTACAGCACCAATGATCGTTTCAACTTAGTAAGACCTACATCTATCAACTCTGAGGACAGTATTGTCCTCATCTTGGATCAGGACTCTGTAGCCAAGACTATCGACATTAAGATGTCTAGAACAGGTCGAGTAAGCAGCAGCTTTCCTCCTACAAATATCTCATTCTCTGCCTATGACGCAGACAATGAGCCAGGAATTACATTCTCGAGTTTGCAGGTTTGGGGCAAGAGCACAAACAAGACAGAGTTTAAAGACTACGCAGTATGGATGAGATCTCGCAACTGGTATGTATCTGGCGGAGCAACATCTGGCGGCGGTGCACTTCTTGTTCGCGCTCGAGAATACGGACCTCACGGCGATAACTATCGTTTCCGTATCGAATATCCTACTTTTCCAAATCAGAGCAACACAATCTCTCATGACACTACGCCAGACTACACCTTAAGCACATACACTTTTGGTTCAGGTGCTGTTAAGGCTACCGGCGTCACAGCTGGAGACACGATTGCAGTATCTTCCCTCGGCGGAGATGACTATCGCCTGACATTCTCAAATCCAGGAACAAACCTGTCGACTGTTGTGGTTGGCGACATAATCAGTATGCTTGCTGATTCTGGTGTTAGCGCCGCTAATCGCGGGACATTTAGGATTAAGGGTGTTAGCAACGTTCTCAAGTATGTAGACGTCCACAACCCCGATGGCTCAGTGACAGGAGTCGGCTCTCCTGAGGTTAGTACTGTTACAACTGTTGCAGATGTTGTTGGTACTGCCACTGTGGCTCAATTCTCTGGCTTTACACACGTTAGTGGAACCTTATCCGACATCAATGATGACGAATACTTCGAACTCTATGACTCTGCAGGCAAGGTTGCCGTAGTATTTGATACAGATAACATTGTTGGTGCGCCAAGCTCTTATGGTGGTGCCAATCGCATTATCGTAGTTAAGGCTTTAGGGAGCGATTCAGACATCACTGTTGCTGCTAAGACTGCAGCCGCAATCGAGGCTGATCCTGAGTTTACAGCAGTAGCTGGTGGAACAACTGTTACGGTAACTAACGTAGATCAGGGCTTCTTTGGCACTCCTACTGTAGGAAACCTAGGTGCGACGCTTACCGCGTCGATACTTACCACGGGATCAAACCCATCGAGCATCGATGGTAAGTACTTTGTTCTAGCTGATGCAGCTGGAACTGTAGCATTCTGGTATGACGTTACAGGCGTTACACCTATGCCTCTCCATGGTGCATCTCGCGCTGTTAGGATTAGTACGGTTAATGCTGGCGATAGTGCAAGCACTGTTGCCACCAAGACTGCAGTAGTTGTAAATGGTGATGCGGCCTATGCGTCTGCCACTGTTCTATCTAACGTAATCACTGTCACAGATGCAGCGAATGGCAATAGACCAACTCCTGCAGCAGGCACTGTTCACAGCGTCAGCACGACCAATGGCACAAATGCGGGACCAGAGACTATCTCTATAGCCACATCTGTTCTCATCTTCCCGCTGATCAATACCTCTGTATCAGATATCGTTAGCAAGATTAATGCTAGCAGCAAAATTCTCTATGCTGCATCAGTGAGCGGGGTTAACCCAATCACTAAAGCAACACGCGACGAAGAGTATACGCCAGCCGGAATCAACGATTACAGTGTGTCTCTATCCTATGGACATGACCCTGATCCAGCAAATCTAATTAATGGATACGTTAAACTATATGATGGCTTAAGCTGGGTTAAACAATTTGAGAACACCAGTCCCAACTTTGCACTAAAGAAAGCCCTAATACTTCAGGGTGTAGCACCTTCTGCTTATTCACTAGATAGTGCACCAAACCATGATACTGCTGATCTTGGTGAGTTCTTTAAACTAGTGCCCGTTACACTAAACAATGTGTATCACCACTTTACACAAAAAGCTCTATCTCAGCTACCGATTGTCTCTGATATCGCGATCTCTAGTGCTATTAGAAAAGTTCAAATTAAGTCTAAACAACTCGGCTCACTTGGTGCGGTTGAGGTCGTCGGCGGAAACGCAAACAACATCGAGCTCTCTATCCATGGAGATGGCCAAGTATCACCAGGAGCTAGCAAAGACTATTTAGAAGTCAAGACTGCTGCTTTCCCTGTCACATTGACAAAAGGTGATTACGTAGAAGTTGTTAACTCACAGTCTGCAAAACGCCAGTCTCGTTTACAGCTAAGCGACACAATAGATGTATTCAAAGGAACTGGTAGCAATGTGGAGTATCGCTGGAACTACAAAGATACTCAATTTGGCCAGTATGTTCGCTGGACTATCGCAGATCAATCTTCTACTTATGGTCGCCCTGCTGGAACTGTCTGGCGTTGGACACATAATGATGGTGGTTCAGTATTCAGTATCACAGCCAAAGTTAACGGCGCAGCCTCTATCGGACCCGATGACGAGATTGCTGCCGGTATCACGGATGCAACAAATCTACAATTTAGCTCGATTACACTTGGATCACCAACAACCAAACAAGCACTCACCCTAACAGTTAGCGGTGTTCCTACTCAGGGCGACTACTTTACCTTTAGAAGTGCATCAGGTGTAACATTCGCCGTGTGGTTCTCAGTAGACGGCGACAATACTGCTCCCACTGGAGCAACCTATGTTTCTGCGACTAACAAGATTAAAGTGAGCATCTTGTCTTCTAATACGGAAGATGAGATTGTCTCCGCTATGTCTATAGCTCTTCAGGCAAACGCTCCGTTTACTGCGCTATTCGATAGTGCACAAACACAGGGAGCAAACCTGGATGACGTTGTCGCGGGCGATCTGCTATGTGCCTACGGCACTTTCGGAAGCGGATGGAGTAGCGGCAATAAGGCTAAGAATCCTGGCGATGCAAATGTTGCTGGTCTACCAATCATAAATGTAAATGCCTCATCACGATATATCGATGTCGTCAACCCTAGCGGTGTCAGCATGGTGGATCAAGCTGTTGGCACAGGAAATGTCGGCATCGTGCCATCGCCTATTATTCGCTGGAATCTTAAGCACTCGGCTAAAGCAGCTATCGTTCAGATTACTGCACCAAACTTAAGCACAACTTATACAGTAACTACATTGGTGCCACACAACCTTAAAGAGGCTGATGTAGCAACGATCTCTGACAACGACTTGTCTGCAAGCGATTTCAGTGTAACAGTTGTATCAGTTCTCAGTCCTACGCAGTTTACCTACACGGGACCACTAACCGGTGCTCTCCCACTTGTGAATACTTATGCGAATGGCCACGTCATTAAGACAAGCAGAACACCAACGCGCTATAGCATAGAGTCACTAGGTTTCAATAGCCTATATAAACTACGTCACATAGACGGTGACGCTCCTGGGTTTATCGACTGCGGTGCAGCGGTAGACGATCTTCTCTATCTTACTGGAGAAACTTTCTCTAGCAGCAACTCAGGTACGTTTAGGATTGTTGGTTTGACGAATGACTCTATCATCTTCCAGAATGAGATTGCAGTAGAGCAACTCGACACTCTAACTCCATTCAACAACCTCAATCAGACAGTTGACTGGACCTCTAACTTAAATACAATCACCGGTACAGCTGGTAAATTTAAGAACTTAAACTATGGTGACTGGGTTAAGAAGGAAGAAGATGCTGATACGCAGTATCGCCAGGTTATATCGAGAAACGGAACATCCTTTAGCGATGCAACATCTATAACCCTTGGTGCAAACTATCAGGGGACAACTTCATCTTCTCGCGGTGTGTCTTTTGACCAAAACTCTGATGTCAATAAGGGCGTGGTTCTTAAGAGCACAGAGGATGTTCAGATCTTTGAAGGCGATTCAGCAAGAATTGACGATCAGCTGTTTGTTGACAACATCTCCGATGTTAACTGGTTTAGCACTGTTAATTCAGGCACATTCACGGTGACACAGGTTGGTACGACCTCTGATTGTAGACCATTTGTCAGAGTTAGTAACTCTGCAGGCATATCTCAGAGTGCTAGAAAGATATCTGTAAGTAACCTAGGATACTTTATCCTAGAGGGTGAAAACAACACCTATAGGTCTCTTCGTAGAGTTGAGCACACAGCTATCGATGTCTTTAATGAGAATCGCCGTCAGATCTTCATGACTCCTGCTACCAGGGTGTATAAAGTTTCTCAGGCAAATGGTTCTAAAATTATCCCGGTTGGCAAACTATCTTACTCTGTCGATGTTACGACTGGTATTGATGGGTATACTTACTACACAGGACTAATGCGTACTGTTCAGCGTATAGTAGATGGATATGAGCCAGACTCTATTACATATCCTGGCCGACGAGCAATCGGCGGCGTTATCGAGACGCTTCCTCCTCTAATCAAGCGTGTAACAATGACTCTTCAGGTTACAACTAATAAGGGCGTAAACCTAAACGATGTCACAAATGATATTAAGTCTGCTATAATCAATTACATCAACCAACTAGGCGTTGGTGCAGACGTGATAACAGCAGAAGTAATTGTTAAAGTTATGGGTATATCTGGTGTAGAAGCTGTTACAGTTAGCTCACCACTAGCGACAACCGAGGGAAGAATCCCTGTATCAGATAATGAGCGGGCGTTTATCGAACCTGCAGATATAAGCGTAGCATAAGATGGCCAACAATAAGTCTAAAATCGATAGGATTCACGACGAGTTACCGAGGTTTTTCCGGACTCGTCAAAATCCTAATTGGAAGGCTTTGGTTGAAGCGCTAGGGGAATCAGATCAAAACCTCGCAGATCTTACTGAAGAAGTTAGAAAACAGTTTTTCATAAAGACAGCTTCTCGCCCATATATCGATAGACTTGGCGCCAACTATAAGGTCTCACGTCCTCGTTTCGTCGGTATGCAAGACGCAGATTTTAGAAGGTATATACCTGTTTTGGCTTATCAACCAAAGCAGGTTAAACTTGTTATGGATATGCTTCTTGATATTTTCTTCTTCAAGGAGACTACCACATCCTTTACGCAATCTGAGAGCGCCGCACCATTTTCACTTGTAGATGGCTGGGAACTAGAATATAAGATAGACCAGACAAACAGCGAGAGAATTATATTTAAAAGTGCTGATTTCACAAATATTGCTGCGGCTACAGCTGAAGAAGTTGTTGGTGCCATAAATAGGCAGGCAAACCATAGTTTTGCAGTTGTATTTGATGACAGAATTCAGAAGAAGAAATTTATTAGACTATTCACCAACACTGTCGGTGCAAAAGGATCTGTACAGATTCTTGGTGGTAGAGCAGATATTGCTCTCAGGTTTAAGGGTTTCATAAATGGAGCTGGAGCTAGTCTTGGTACCACTTGGTCTATAACCAAGATCGGTGACACGATGACATTTCAGCATATCAGCGGACCCACGCCCAACCTAAATCAGGTAGAAGTTGGGAATGTTGTGATAATTGATATCCCAGGTAATCAGGGATCCTTTGTTATCAAGAGTATAGATCTTGCTAACTCGTCTTTTACTTTTGTAAACCTGTTTGGTACGGCTGGGGTTCACACCCATAGTGCTACAACAGCTCTAAAATTCATGAATCCTCTAAAGTTGGTGATATACACCAACAACTCACGATCTGTCGTCTGGGAGGTTTCTCCCGGCGAAATCATCGTAGAGATGCCTGCCTCTCCTCCAGTAGTTAAGAGAAGTCTAGTCGGATCCGCTCATGTTAATGGTTTTTCAGAAAGAGTTATTAATAGACTTAGTGCAACCTCTCTTGAAATTGCTAATGCTGCTGATTGGCCGCTTAACGGCGGACAGTTTGTCCTACAAGAGCTGCAAGAGGTTCAGACACACGTTCTAACTATCTCCGAAGATCAAGTCCTAACTAAGGATTTTAATACACGATTTGATAAAAGACAGATATATTCATACACTTCAAAAAGCGGAAACACACTCAGTGGTATCACCCCAGATCTCCCAGATGCAGCGGGTGTACACGAGAGTGTTGTGTCTTCAGCAACGCGGGTTGGAACCACGGTTACAGTGACGACTGCAACCCCGCATGGATTCAACGTAGGTGAGGGTGTCCGAGTCCAGGATACGGCGACGGATGCAACTATGAATGGAACCTTTATAATTAAGACGACTCCAACATCGACTTCTTTTACCTATGATGCCGCTGGTCCAGCTGGGACCAACACGGGTGGGGTATGTCGAGTTGAAAGAGTTGGCATGTCTAATGAGGGCAGCATTGCCTACCTAACAACATCGCAGCTCGATACCAATATATTGGGTCCATATATGTGGGATCTAAATGCCGCTTTTGTTCTATCATCTCTTACATCTACCATTCAGGCGGAAATTAAAGCCGGCAATAATGTCAGGACGCTGCCTATTGATCCGTCGAACAATATCGCAGACCAAGAATCTTTTGCTATATTTGACTTCGGCACAGAGTTTCAGGAAGGGCCTGTTAGGATACTATATAAGCCTACTGCCAGTACATTGCAACTTGATCCTGCTTATGTGTTTCAGCAAAATCATGATATAGGTTCAAGCGTTACGGTTATCCGCAAACGCGGAGCCATAGTGATGAGTGGCACGGGTAAAGAGTATGGTGCCTATATTACAGACCCAGGTGTTGCCAGAGAGATATTACAGGAAT